AAAAATGATATGGGGGAAATACTCCAAATTAAGAGTAGTGATGAGGATATACAAAGAATTTTATATAATTTATTCTATGACGTATTAAACATAGAATTTAACCTATGGTCTTGGACTCGCCAAATGTGCAAATATGGTGATTTCTTCCTAAAATTAGAAATTGCAGAAAAATTTGGAGTATTTAATGTTATCCCATTCTCAGCATATAACGTAGCTCGAGAAGAAGGATATGATAAAACAAATCCAAGTTCTATTCGTTTTAGATATGACCCAACAGGTAATTTAGGAGCTAGTGGTTATTACACTCAAACTTCACTAAATCGCTCTGATAACCCATCAGCATATTATTTTGATAATTATGAAATGGCTCATTTTAGATTAATAGCTGACTCTAATTATCTACCATATGGAAGATCATTTTTAGAACCTTCTCGTAAATCATACAAACAAATGGTTCTTATGGAAGATGCTATGTTAATCCATCGCATAGTAAGAGCCCCAGAAAGACGAGTATTTTATATTAATGTAGGTTCAATTCCACCTAATGAAATTGAACAATTTATGGAAAGAACAGTTTCTAAAATGAAACGAACACCATATATGGATCCTCAAACTGGTGAGTATAATCTTAAATATAACATGCAAAACATGTTAGAAGATTATTTTATTCCTGTAAGAGGAGGTGATGCTACTACTAAAATAGATACTACAAAAGGATTAGATTATGATGGTATAACAGACGTTGTTTATTTAAGAGATAAAATGATGGCTGCTTTAAAAGTACCTAAAGCATTCATGGGATATGATGCTCAATTACAAGGTAAAGCTACCCTAGCAGCAGAAGATATTCGTTTTGCTCGTACTATTGATCGTATTCAAAAAATTATATTATCTGAGTTATACAAAATAGCATTAGTTCATCTATATACTCAAGGATATACTGGAGAAAGTTTATCTAATTTTGAATTAGGTTTAACAAATCCTTCAATTATATTTGAACAAGAAAAAGTAGCATTATTAAAAGAAAAAGTTGAATTAGCTAAAAATATCCTTGATGCTAAACTCCTCCCAGCAGACTGGGTTTATGATCATATATTTAACTTTAGTGAAGACACATTTGATGAATATAGAGATTTACTAATCCAAGACCAAAAATACAAGTTTAGATTAAGCCAGATAGAAACAGAAGGTAATGATCCACTAGAATCTGGAAAATCTTATGGTACACCTCACGACTTAGCATCTTTATATGGACAAGGAAGATACTCTTCACTTTCAGCAGATGTACCAACAGGATACACCTCAGATCTCCCAGGTCGTCCACAAGAAAAAGCATCATTTATAGATACTCAAGAAGATCCTTTAGGAAAAGATAGATTAGGTAAAAAAGAAAACGGTGATATAGGACCTGAAGATAATAGATTTAGAAATAGAAAAAAAGGTCCAAATACTTTTAATGAAGAAGCTAAAATCTCTTTATTAAAAAATAAACTTATCTTTGAAACTATGGATAAGAAAATAAATATCTTTAATAAAGACAACGAAGAAGGTTTTCTAAATGAAAACTTATTAAAGGATTAAGAAAATATACATATTTATAAAAAAATATATTGATGCAACTTAAACATTCAAAATTTAAGAATACAGGAATTCTTTTTGAATTATTAGTTAGAAGAGTAACAGCTGATACCCTTGAAGGTAAAGAATCTAAGGCTTTAGGGTTACTAAAAAAATACTTCACTAATACAGAATTGGGAAAAGAATACAAATTATTTGAAGCTGTATTTAAAAACTCTAACATTAGTGAATCAAAGGCTACTTTAATATTAACCACAACCTTAGATGCATCAAAAAGGCTTAATAAAACTTCTTTAAGAAAAGAAAAATATAATTTAATTAAAGAAATTAAAGAGAATTATAATTTAGAAGATTTTTTTAAAATTAGAATTTCTCATTATAAAGCATTAGCTTCTTTTGCTACATTGTTGGAAACAAATAGTGGAACGGATAATGTAAATCCTAACATCATAATTGAAAATAAACTTACATTATTAGATTTCTTAACTAAAGGAATTATCAATAAAAATGTAGCTAAAGATGAACTTTTAGAAGAATTTAAATCATACGATAAAGATACTCGTATTTTAACTTATCGTGTTTTATTAGAAAAATTTAATTCTAAATATAATAATTTAAATTCATTCCAAAAATCAATATTAAAAGAATACATTAATTCTGTAGATTCTACCTCTAAACTAAAAGATTTTTATAACAACAAAATCCAGGAAATCAGATCTACACTAAGTGTACTTAATAAAAAAGTTACTGATAAGGTAGTTCAAATTAAATTAAATGAGGTTTCTAAACTTTTAATTGAATTGGATAAAAACCAAAAAATAAAAGATAACCATTTAATTGATCTTCTTCAATATGCTGAATTGGTAGAAGAACTAACTAATATAACTAAATGAAAAGAAATCAATTAAAAGAAATCATAAGAGCTAAACTCCTAGAAATGGGAGTTACTGGAGGTACAGCTGCTGGTATAGCTGGTGATGGTCCTCAATATGGTACAAAATATTTTGCTTCTAAAAAGAAAATTAAAGGAGTAAAAGATACAATGTATGCTTCTTTAGGTTTTAAAGATGCTGATCCTGATACATTAGCTAAAAAACAAAAGGGAGTAGATTACGTACATTTGTGGAAAAAGTCCAAACTAAACGAAGAAAATTTTGATGCAAATAGCTTTGTTGATAATCTAGACACAGATGATCCTGAAGTTAAGCAACGTATTTCTAAACAAATGGATGAATTTGAAGAAATTGAACTTAAACTCAATATCCTTATCCCGTTATTGCAACGAGCAAAACAAACCTCAGTTAACTCATATAAGAAAAACCCACTTATACAACCAGTATATGGAAGTACTGAATTAGCAGTAGATTATTTAGATGATTTAATTAAACTATTTAAAAACCAATAATAAATGACACTTCAAGATCAATACACTTTAATTAAAGAAGGTAAAGGTAACAAAGAAATATTTCTAAAACAGGCTAAATCCTTATTTCCTCAATATATTACTAATGCATCTACATTTCAAGAAACTACTTCTATCTTAAAACAAAGAGGAATCATTTCTGAAGCTGCGGGTGGTGTAGTTACTACTGGTACTACTCCAGATTGGATTTCTATTTTTAAAGAAAATATGGGATCTATTCAAGAAGGTGATATAAAGGCAGCTCTTGACTTTTACAATAAAAACCAAAGTATGGGTGCTAAAGCAGTAGCTGAAAAATTTGGAGTAGAAGAAGCAGATTTAATAAAAGCTTTAGGTCAAACCCCGGGTGGTTTATTTGAATCTAATGAAGCTAAAGCAGTAGAAAAGAAAACTACTAAATATGTAAAAGATGCTGAAACTCGTAATTACAATTATGAAGACGAGAAAAACGTAAATAATGCTTCTTTTAATCAATATCTTTTAGGTTTATCTGTTGAAATTGATAATCCTAAAAACGTTGATAAAACTGTAGATGAATTAAAAGCTATAGTTACTAAAAACTTAACTAAAGATAATCAATATTATCTTAAAAATGGCCAATTCGGAATTGAAGGTTTAGGATATACTGATAAACTACCTGGTTACAGCCCATCAAAAGAAGTTAAAGGTAAATACAAAGCATCTGGAATGGAACCAGTTAAATTAAAAGAATCAATACCTGGACGTTCTCCACAAATTGGTTCTAATGCATGGGAATACCAATTTAATACTTGGAAGGAAAAACTTTACAGTATTATCATGAATGATGCTGGTTTAGATAAAGATGAAATAGCTGTAGATGAACTTGAATTACAAAAATACTTTAACGCTAACATGTCCCCAGAACAAGTTTATAATGATGTATGGCTTAAAGATGCTGGGAATTTTAGAAGTACAGGATTATTTGAAATAGAAGGACTTGGTGAAGAATCTAGAGATGCATTAGTTAGTATACTCTTTAAATACATTGACGACCCAGAAGAGGCTGAAGATCAAGCCAATGCTTTTGAAATGACTGGTAAATTCTCAGACGATAGATTATCATCAATAGAAAATGATGAAGATTTTATTGAATGGTTAAAAGGAGAAGAAACTCCATATGAAGATAGTAAATACAACGGATATGTTAATAAAGATATGGGTGGTAATCCTGATATTTATGAGTCTAAACTTCGTAAACTAATATCTACTCTTATTAAAGAAGCTATTGATATTAAATCTATTGAAGATACTGGTAAAAAAGCTTCAGATAACGCTAAAGCTAAATTAATTGATAAGGAAA